GCTTGACCGGTGTGCCGCATGGCAGTGAGGTTGCCCCTTATGGTGTCTCCTTTGAGCCTCCAGTGCCGATGGATAGACCTCCACATGCTTAGAGTCGTTACGTGCACTCCCAGGGTTGCATACATTTGGAACTCGCAGTCGAGTGTGTCATCGTCTGTTTGCCTGTCTTGTTTCGCTAGGTCGTCTTCTAGCAAGTCACACCTAGCGTCTATCAGCCTCACTCTTGCAGCTATGTCGTCAGGGGTGAGACCATCTGCATACACTATATTGCTTTTTAGCAGAGTTTTAAGTCTCTCTTTTGCCTGTAGAAAAACGGGGGCAAAAAGGGCAGTGATGCCTTTTTGTTGCCACACTATTATTCTTGCTCGGTCGTGAGTGAAGTCCCCAGGAGGGTTATATTTTAGTAAAGCCTCAACTTTGGCATGAACTTTGACCACATTGAGATTGTGGTGCGTAAATCCTTCTGCAATGATGGCGTCTACTTCTTTCGCTACTCCTACGTTGCCTGGGCGGCTCTTCAACCAGTCCATTGTGTTTTGTGCATTCAGACTTAACAGCTTGTTATCCGAAGTGTAATCCGCGATTAGGTTTCTGGCATCAGCAACAAACATGTGATCGATGATCCTGTCAACTTCTTCTTTGGGGTCGAGCGCTTGTGTTCTTACAGTTGTCACAGTCCCTAATCGCGTGCTCACAGCGTTGAATACGGCGTTCGCACCGGCCGTGAAAGTGGGCCTACTATGTATAGGCTGGCCCGTCATGGTAGTGACGTACTTGGGTTTAAATCCTGTGTATTCGCTGTGGTCACTGAGGTTCATGTCTTTGGATGGCGCGATCCTGGTGTTCATATCTGTAAGGTCAGTGTTTCCCCACAGGTCCATTATTGGGGCGGGCGTATCAGCTTTCGCTTGGCGGAACATTCCTGCCGTGTTGGGGTCCTCATTGGAAATGTAAGGCATAAAGTTCTTCACTAGAGCTTCTTGTCCTTGAGGGGTCCCGGTGTACCGGAACCCATCGTCAATCTGCCATACCTGGGTTGCATCCAGTGCGTCCATGCCTGGGTATAATTTGTGGAGCTCAGCCATGTCTGACTCTTTCTTCTTTTTAATTTTTGGGAGCCATTTTTCCCGGACTGACTTAATGAGCGTGTTTAGTTTTACAATGTCCCAGTGCTCTTTCGTGAGTTCTCCTACCACATGCATGCCCATGGCGTGTGCCCAGTGGGCGTCCCAGATCAAATGGATGACTGGTCTTTGTATGTGTTCTTTGTACCATCTTGTCTGCTTAAACCTCTTGGCAAATTCTTGAATGAATCTGTCGTCCCGGTTGACCACGTCGTATCCTTCAAAGAACATTTCTGTGCATATAGTGTTTGCTGCAGGTCCCATAAATCCCTGGTCAAAGTCCAAGAGAATGTCTGGCCGTCTATTGTAGGCTGTAGTCTTTCCAGTTGTAGGTGGGGCCGTTAGACAAATTGGAACCCTTTTCGTCGGCAATTCCCCTAATCTAAAGTTGACCCCATGGTCTTTCCTGCTACTGACTGTTGCTGGTTGTACGTTTTGCTCATCAAAGTGTGCTTCGTCTCCAAACCAGTTTATTTTCTTTTGCTCTATTTGCTTGTTTTCTACGACTTGAGTTTGTGCAGCGCTAGTCCTTCCGCCGGCTTGAGATCTGAACACAGCCACCAGCCAGCCTACCTCGATAGCGCAGCACACTCCTTTGCGGGCCGGATCCCCTCGTTTAAATTCTGCTACGTCTTTTGGCAAATCCACTTGCAAGAGACATGGAAAAATGCCTGGTGGTTTTCTGTCTAGCGTGCTTGCCACGAGCGTTGACATGGTTTTTTCCTGTTCTATTCTGGTCCCTACCAAATTCCTTTCTATGGGGTTCAAATCTTTCCATGTGTGCACTGGCGCTATTGTTAAGCGCCTTGTTTCACAGCCTACGTAGTGAAAAGTCACGCTTACGGACTCAGGGTTTAGGTCGCTAGCAACGCATATGGATGCAGCGTGTTCAATAATTGCGTCACACCATTTCCTTCGGATGCCTTTCATCTCTTCTGTGGTGGTGCCGTTCGACTTGAGGCTTGGCATTTGCTCTTCAAGTTGGTTTCCACCTATTCCTGTAGCGTACTCCCATGTCCACCATTTCATGCTGCCCTTATCTGTGCCTTGTGTTGAATTGTAAGCTCCTGCGGCCGTGATCAACCTGCTCCGGTCTTGGAGATTCAAGCCGCCAAACAAGCAGTCGAAATTCATTGCGGTGCTGGCGTCGAAACCGAAGTAAGTTAGGGCGTTTACATAATAATTTCTTCTATTGTGCGACCAAGTCGTGTGCTTGTTCAAGACCTTTGCTTTCCTCTCCACCTCTTTTACGTCTGTTTCCTTCAGCACATTGTTCCAGGCTGTTCTTAGGAATTGAGACTCCAGTTCTTCCTTTACTTCCCAGTCCAACGCCAAGTACTCGAGTGGTGCCTCAGCGTACAGCTTGCACTCTCCTTCAAGTTGGTCGTGTTGCTTACCTGGCGCACTCCACAAGGGGGCTGCCGTCCCTGCAGCGATTGCGTCATACAGGCCGGCCAAGTGGTGTTTCTCATTGTCGTAGTGCGTTATGAGCCAGTTGCTACCCATTAGCCCGACAGGAATTCCTGTCATGTCTTCACCTCTGCCTATCAAAAATCCGCGAGTGACGTTATTGACCGCTGAAAAGAATGTTTTCTTTTGACTATCGTGCTTGTGGTCTTGCGGCGGCGCGCTGTCTGCACGACTAAAAAGCCCAGTGCGGAGTTGCAACATAAGCCCGCAGTCCAAAGCTGCGGTGGTTAACAATGTAAACGTGTTTCTCATCGGTTGTCTGTCCACAACAAGCGACAGCTGCCATCCCGCTTTGCTGTGAGTCAACAATGCTGCTCCCAACTTTGGGCAGCTTGCATGCATCACCCGTGCTTCAGTGTAGTTGTCTTTGTTTGATATGTTGCACGCCATCCAGCTAGTCGAGCCGATCACATGGTGCAGATTTGAGCCAGTTCTCTGCTTCATACTGCTGATTGCATCCATGAACTCTGCCCAGTTGTTTGCTGGTTTCTGCTTTAGATTGATGTCGTTTAACAGCTGTTCCAGCTCCTCTAGGTCGCCAGGGATGTGAGATTTATGCTCATGCCATCCGTTCT